TTTAACCAGTTTACCACTGATCTTTGCCCAGCTTTGAACCAAATCTCTTTCGTTTCCATTGATAAATCCGCACATTTTTCAGGAAAAGTTTCATCTAAAAGTTTAATTGTTTCTTCTGCGGAAATAGGTAAAGTAATATCTTGAGGTTCTTTCATGTTTTAACCTTTCTAAATGAATATTTAAGAAAAAAAAGCCCTGCAAACACAAGGAATGCAAGGCTTTATGAATTTATTATTTTATTGGACATGCTCCAGTAGCACACTCGTCTTCAATTATTTCATCAAACGAGTTAGCACCACTTAAATCACCTACTGTTTTTAAAGATTTTACATAAGAATCATATTTTTCTTTTGTGACTACTTCTTGAGGCAGGTATAGATACCCTAAATCTTCAGCAGATTTACTAGGGTCATTACGATATATAAAAGAAACACCCACATAATATTCCCAATTGTCTAAAATCCACGCAACAATATCGTCTACTTCCGAAGCATCATAGCTAATAGTAACACTGCAATTATGTTTATCGACATAATTTTTCATAATCCATTTATATCTTTCTAATTGTTCTATAGCTGTTTCAATGTTTATTTCTTTTCCATCAACATTATCAAACTCTACGTTATCATATTTAACTGGAAAACAAATTAATGTTGCATCAGGGTCATTTGGATTGTCAAAAACTTTATAACCTGCTTGTCTTAAAATAGATGTTAAAGGGTCATGCTTAGAAAAGTTAATGTTATTAAAGATATATTTACCTAACGGTTTATGCACACCTTCAGTACAATCCATAATTTTAGACAAAGTTCCTGAAGGTTTTACAGTTGTAACCGCTTTACTTCTAGGTAATCCCAGCTCATCTGCCATGCTATCACAACCTCTGTATGCTTCATCTTTTACTTTTTGTAACATTCCGTCATTATATAAGTGTTGCCAACCTACAATTCCAGTTAGTCCTACACCACATAATCTTAAAAATTCATTAAGCTCGTGCCATGATGCTTGAAGGATTCCGTCATTAAGATCTACGCATGTTTGTCTATAATTAGCTCGTCCTACTAAATACATTGCTTTTAATAAACCATCAAAATCATCATTAAATTTACTAAGACAAACCTCAGAGAGGTTACAAGGGCTTCTATTACCTAGGGCTATTTCAGCACATGGGTTTACACCTTTCCACCATTCAGCTCTTTTCTGTGCTGTTTCCATATTAATAAACCCAGGTTCAGATCCCCCAGATTCTTGCATTAATTTAAATATATAATGTAACTCAGCTTTACTTGGCTTTTCTTTAAAAACTAAACTGTTGTTAGATTGCGCTCTTTGTGGGTTGTTTACCCAAAATTCTTTTTTTGCTGTTGAGAATTCTTCCCATTGTGTTGTTCCGAATTCATGCAAACAGATTTCAGCAGAACGGCGAGAGGATAATATTGTGCCACACCAATTGATGATGTCGAGAAGATCGATTTTTGATAATAATCTTCCCGCTTTTTTGTTGAGGATTTCAGCGATGGCAGGAAAAGCCCGTGATATTGCATCATCCCCTGAGGAAATCCATCCGTATCCTTTAAGTCTTTTTCCTGCTGGTCTAATTTCTGAGAAATCCAAAACCAATGTATCTGCGGGGTATTTACCTGCGAGCATTTTTCCCAAAGCTTTTGCCCAACTTTCCGCAGAATCTCCAATTTTAATTGTCCAAATACCGTCTTCATACCACTCATAATTAAACGGTTTACCTTTATGTTCTTTTTCAGGAAGCTCATGTCTTTTACTCCTTATTATTTTAATTTGCATAGGATTAGTAAAGCCATTTAAAATTCCAGTAACAGCTTTAAAACCAACACCTGCGCCTTGCATTAGTAACCACAAAGCATCAACAGCGTCATGCACAGTAGCAATTTCTAAAAATGTACAATTAAATTGTGATGCTTCTCTTTCACGGGCTATGCGAGTACCCCCTAACCAAAGAGTTCTACCTGAAGTACAAACTTTTCTATCTATCATTAATTCTCTTAAATCATCAAGCTCAAATTCTTGATCTTGTGAGAGATCTTTATGACCAATAGCTCGACTCCATAACCAGCGTTGGTGTTCTATTACTCTATCTACTGTTTGTTCCCATGTTTCAAAAACTGTTCCTTCTTCATTGAGGGGTCTATTGTAAGTTCGTCTTGTGACAACTGATGCACGAGTGGATATATTCATTTATAGTTCTACCTTTCCATTTAATTGATTAATTCTCATTTCTGCATAACGTATTACTTTTTTTAAATCTGTAATTTCCGATTCAGATTCTGTTTGATCATCATACGTTTTGTATCCAGCTCGTGTTGCATACTTAATTATATTGCCACGCCAAAATTCCATACCATTACGCATAATAAAACTAATTGGTTGAATAGGGTATCTAGTATAATGACTAGGTCTTTCAACAATGTCTTCTGTTTCTAAAAACAAATCTAAATTTTTTTTTGGTTCTTCTCTTCTTTTTCTTGCCATGTATTCCTCATGGCTTTCTTGTACTGATGCACTACTAATCATTTTATTCTCCATAGTTTTATTTTATTGTTAACGTAATTTTCTGCTCTTAATATCTTAGCCATACTAGCTTGAATAAAAGCATCATTTTCTGTTAGTCCTGCGTACTCATATGCTTTTACTACTTTGTCCCAAGTAGGCTCATCTCCTAAGATTTTCTCTGCTTTTTTGATACCAACACCTGGGCAACCAGAATACCCATCGACAGTGTCACCCATTAATGATTGTAATAAATGCCATGTGTCTGCTTCTTTTTTAGAAATCTTTATTATTGTTTCACCATCCACAGATAATTTTCCTGGGATCTGGCGTAGGTCTTTATCTATACTAACAATCACTCTTTCATACTGGTACTTTTGTGTAGCTAAGATACCTAACACATCGTCCGCTTCAAGATGTGACCATGTTTCTGTCACGTAGTTTTTACGTGCATGGTCTTTTATACTATTTAATAAGAAAGGCTTGCGTTTATTTTTTCTATTAGCTTTATAATTTTTATATAATTTTTTTCTAAAATTCTTTTTGTCTGAAAAAACAATACGAATGAAAGTGGCTTTTAAACTTTTATGTAAAAAATCAATTTCATTATCAAACATAATAGCAGCTTTTTTTGCATCACCATGTAATGTCCATAGATCATCACCCCAATCAATTGGTTCTTCGCATTGAGATGCTATTTTGTATGCAGTAATGTCTCCATCAATAATTAATTCACGCACTCTCTTCTCCTTTTATTTTTTCTAAAAACACAACTAAAGATTTTAACTCTTTTAAACTTGCAGAGTTTTTCATTGTGTTAGCTTTCATGCTAACAATTAAAACATTAGATTTTATGTAACCAATATTACTATCTAATCGTTCAAAACTTGGGGAATTCATAGTTACTTTACCATGCACCCAATAATCTAGTTTGATGCCAAGCACTGGACAATGTGTAGGAAAATATAAATCTTTAAAACGTAGCTTAAAAACAATATTTTTTTTCTTAGCATGATATTGTTTAGTTTTATAAATCTGCCATTTTCTTTTAGTGAGTTTCCGCCCAGTTTGCGCCACTGTTCCATTCTCCAGTTAATTTTATTCTTAAATTAAAATGCTCACCAGTCTTACGAATAGCGTCAACTACTGTTTTACCCGCCATCTCAACATGTTCTTTTCTTACATCAAGCTGAACTTCATCATGTATCCATGCTACTTGTTTTGCATCTATGTTATTTTTAATTAAATCTTCTTGTAAAATAACTAGCCATTGTTTACACACCACTGCGCCAGCACTTTGTAGCAGACTGTTTAAAGCTGAATGTTGTGACCGTACTTTTATTCTGCCACCATCTAAAGTTTTTAAGTAACCTCTTTGTGAAGCTCTTTGTACTGATTTTATTAACTGGTCTAACGCAGGTAAATTTTCTAAAAATTCTTTCTTAATTTTAGCACCATATTTGTGACCTTGCCCTAATATTTCAGCAATCTTTTTTGTACTAGCTCCATATAAAAAAGCATAAATAAATCTTTTAGACTCATCTCTCGTTGCTAACCCAGCAGCTTTTTGATTAGTAGTGTGAATATCACCTGAGTCTAACTCTTTTGCATAAAGACCATTATCATACGGAAATAAATAATGAGACAACAATGCTAGTTCTAGGCTAGAAATATCTACACCCACCAAAACATTACCTTCAGAAGGCTGAAAAAGTTCCCTACATTTTTTTCCATGAGGTTTATTATTTGCAGGAACTTGTCCTATGTTTGGATGATTATGACTAGCTCTTCTAGTAACAGTACCTAAAGTGTTAACATGCCCATGAATGCGTCCTTCTTTTTCATGCTTTAACCATGCTTGACTACCTTCTGAAATTTGTCCTAATCGTTTTTGCAACATGTAAAATTCAACAAGTAACTGTGCTTCAGGATAATCTAATTCAGATAATACTTGTTCATCTACTTTTGGTTTTCCATCTGCCGTAAATATTTTAGGTTTCCAACCACGCTTTGCTTTTAGTCTATTAGCTACATGATCTCTACTCGCTGGATTAAACTCTATCTTTTTGACTTTAAAT